ATGTAGATTCATTATTACAGCCACCACCAGATATGACCCCAAAACCAATTGATGCGGGTATAGAAAATTCTGGTTTACTAATGGGACAACCAGCACAAGCCTTTGAACAACAAAATCACGTGGCTCACTTAGATGCTCATAAGAGTTTATTTTTAACAAGCATTGTGCAAGAAAATCCACAAATACAATCAATAATCATTAGTCATTGTATGCAACACTTACAATTCCTATCTGCTCAACTAGCACAAGAGCAGATCCCAGAAGAAACCATGGTTCGCATACAAGAGATCCAAATGCAAATGCAACAAGTCACTCCACAGGAGGCTCAACAAATAGGTCAACAAATCCAAATGATTTTAGATCAATTTAGTGCTCCTATTATGGCCGAACTAACTTCTGATTTTCTCCAATCTATAGGCCAAGGCACTAGCGAAGATCCTCTTGTGGAAATCAGAAAAACAGAACTTGCACTTAAAGATAAAGAATTAGATTTAGATGCCAATAAATTTGTGGCCAAACAAGAACAAAGAGCGCAAGAAAAATTAATGGATGCAGATTTACAAAAAGAGCGTATCAATGTGCAAAAATCAATAGCAGATGATAAACTCGAAGTAGCTATAGATAGATTAAAGCAAAATGCAGATCTTAAATTGCTAGAATTAGAGAGTAAACTTAGGAGATAAAATGACAACATCTTATAAAATTGATGCGGTAAAAAAGTTAAAACACGAAAAAGCTATTAGTCGAGCAAAAGAAATGCAAGACAATGCTAAAGCTGTCATGGAGGCCCAGGCAAAAAAAGAGGCCAGTGACGCAAGAATAGCCGCAAAACAAAAAATTATTGACGCTGGTGGAGTCGTACCAGATCCAAAACCTGTTGTTGAGGAAGTAAAGCCGAAAAAGAAAGAGGCAAAGAAAACAACAGCAAAGAAAACAACGGCAAAAAAAGAGCCAGCCAAAAAGGCACCAGCTAAAAAACGAGGTAGACCAGCAGGATCCAAAAGCAAAAAATAATGGATGAAATAGATCTACTCGATAGAGTCAAAAAATTAATTGAAAACCGCGAAAGCCAAATTCAAGAAACTTTAATGTCTGGTGGTTTAAAAGATATTGAACATTATAAATATTTGCAAGGAGAGCTTAGTGCTTTATACTATATTGCAAACGAACTTAGTGACATATATAAAGGTTAATAATGGTAGAAACTAAAAAAGTGGCAGACGCATACATAGATCCAGATGATAGAATTTTGGATCCAGAACTTTTAGATAAATCAATTTTAGACCGCATGCCACAACCTACAGGTTGGAGAATGTTGGTTTTACCTTACGCAGGTAAAACAAAAACAAAAGGCGGCATAGTATTAGCAAAAGAAACAGTAAATCGTGAGGCTCTAGCTACTGTGGTAGCTTATGTTGTGAAAATGGGCCCACAGTGTTATAACGATAAAGCACGATATGGTGACAAACCATGGTGCGAAGAAAAACAATGGGTTTTAATAGGGCGCTACTCTGGCTCTAGGTTTAAACTTGAAGATGGTGCGGAGGTCAGAATAATAAATGATGACGAAGTAATAGCCACCATTATCAATCCAGATGACATAGTGAGTTTATGATGAATGAACAAGAAAATGCTCAAGCTGTTCAGCCAGAGGCCGAAGAGTTAGAAGTAGAGGTAGTAGATCAAGTAGAAACCGCAGATGCTAAGACTGAAACCGTTTCTACGGATGATGAATTAGAAAATTACACAAAGGGTGTATCTAAAAGAATTAATAAGTTGAACGAAAGAAATAGAGCCGCAGAGGAAAAAGCGGCTAGATTAGAACAAATGTTGGCTCAAAAAGAAATGGAAACGGCCAGCATGTTACAACAACAACAAGAAACCAAGGCTCAGTTGTTGGTTAAAGAAGAAGAGGCTTTAGAGGCCAAGCAATTACAAGCTGATGATTTGTATAAAAAAGCCATTCAATCTAATGATGCTGAACTAATTAGCAAAGCTGACACATTAAAAAGCGATCTCAGCATACAAAAAGAAAAGTTAAAAGTTGCAAAACAACAGGCAGAACAACAAAACTTTCAAAATCCACAGCCTGTGCAACAACCAGAAATGGGTGGACAAGCTCAAGCACAACCAGAACCTTCAAGAGAGGCAAAAGAATGGCACTCTGAAAATTCCTGGTATGGCGATGATACAGACCCAACAAATCAACAAGCTACGCAATTTGCGTACTTTACTCATTTTAATTTAATAAACGAAGGCTATGAGGCAGATTCTCAAGATTATTACGATCAGCTAAATAGTCGTGTTTATAAAGTTTATCCAGATCTTCAACCATCTGGAAATGTCGAGCAATCAGAAGGTAGACCCGCTGTGCAAAGAGTCGCCTCAACCTCTGTAGGAGGTCGACAAAAAACACAAGGCAAAAAGAACGGTGTAACTTTCTCTAAATCGGAAGTAGAGCGTCTCAGAGGATTGAAACCACACAACATGACAGAAGATGCGTGGTTAAAATCCGTTGCTAAAGAAAAACAAAAAATAGCCAACAGGGAGGCAAAATGACCGAAGAAAAAGTAACTACAACCAGACAATCCCGTGAATCCGAGTCTCACGCTAATACTACTCGTAGAAAACCATGGAGGCCAGTTAGAAAGCTAGAAACCCCTACCCCACCAGAAGGATATGAATATCGTTGGATAAGAGAATCCATGCTGGGTCAAGAGGATAGAAGTAACGTAAGCAAAAGAATGAGAGAAGGTTGGGAGCTCGTAAGAGGTACTGATCTACCCACTGAATTTGTTTTACCTACTATGGAAGAAGGCAGACACGCTGGCATAGTATATAACGATGGACTACTCTTAGCGAAAATTCCTGTAGAGACTAAGAATGAGCGTAATGCTTATTACGAGGGTCAAACTGCTAAAAAACGAGAGGCATTGGATAACACAATTTTCAATGAGCAACGTAAAGATAGCCGTTATGTTCAGTATGATTCAAAAAGGGAGTCTAATGTTACTTTTGGGAAAAAGTAACAACATATAATAGGAGCTAAAAATGGCTAATAAAGATAGCGCATTTGGATGCAAACCTGTTCGTATGATGGGTGGGGCACCTTATTCTGGTGGTCAATCAAGATATAGAATCGCAAGTGGAGCTACAACTCCAATTTTTCAAGGCGATTTAGTAACTCAATTGACAGCTGGTGTAATTGGTAGACATACCGCAACTGGTACTGTTCCGATTGTCGGAGTGTTTAATGGTGTTCAATACACTGACCCAACCACAGGCGAGCAAGTTTTCAAAAACACATATCCTGGTAGTATTTCTGCTAGTGATATAATCGCAAGCGTCATAGATGATCCAAACGTGGTGTTTGAAGTACAAGCAGACGATACATTTCCTGTAGCTGATCTGTTCGGTAACTTCGACATTGTTGATGGTTCACCTGTTGGCGATACTAAGTCTGGAAGATCTAACCTTGAGCTAGACGTAACTACTGGTGCTACGACCGCAACGTTACCGCTTAAGTGCATAGATATATCCCAGGATCCCGATAACGATGACGTAGCATCAAGCAACACCAATGTTCTTTGTGTGATTCAAAACCACATCATGGGACAAAAAGGTGCTGGCCTAGCATAAGGAGTAAATAATGGCTATATCAAGAGCTCAACTCGCTAAAGAGTTAGAACCAGGTCTAAATTCATTATTTGGTCTTAACTATGATGAATACGATCGTGAATACGAAGAAATCTTCTCTATTGAAGATTCCAACCGTGCCTTTGAAGAAGAAGTATTAATTACTGGCTTTGGATCTGCGCCTACGAAAACCGAAGGTCAAGGAGTAGTCTTTGACAACGCATCTGAAAGTTTCAGTGCACGTTATACCCACGACACAGTGGCATTAGCGTTTGCTCTAACAGAAGAGGCTGTTGAGGATAATCTTTATGACTCACTCGGTAAAAGATACGTTAAAGCACTAGCAAAATCTATGGCTCATACCAAAGAGGTTAAAGGTGCGGACGTTCTTAATAATGCTTTCTCATCCAGTTTTACTGGCGGAGACGGTGTTTCATTAATTAACACTGCTCACCCACTTGCAGGTGGTGGAACAGCGGCTAATAGACAAACAACTATGGCCGACCTTAATGAAACTTCATTAGAGGACGATCTAATTAGTATCTCTACTTTCACAGATGACAAAGGATTAACCATATCCGTGCAAGCCGATAAATTAATTGTCCCTCCGCAACTCGTTTTCGTTGCTGATAGGATTCTTAATTCACCAGGCAGAACTGGAACATCTGATAATGACTTAAACGCTATTAAGAACACAGGTGTTCTTCCTGGCGGTTATTCAGTAAATCATTATCTAAATGATCCAGACGCATACTTCATCTTAACTTCTGTAACAGCAATGGGCGATGGCCTTAAAATGTTCCAAAGAACTGGCATGGAAACATCCATGGAACCAGATTTCACTACTGGAAACATTCGTTACAAAGCGCGTGAAAGATATTCATTTGGTTTCTCTGATTGGAGAGGAATCTTCGGATCGCAAGGTGCGTAAACTGAACGACTAGAAATACCGTTTATAACTCAAGTATTTCAAATTAAGGGCCTTTTAAGGCCCTTTTTTTTGCCTAAATTAATTAAAATAATGTGTATAAAAACTTGCAAATATGTGCATAATTTAGTATATTAAACATGTGGGAAGTAAAATTAATAAAAAAGCCAAGGAGGGCAAAATGAAAAAAGAAATAATTGTTGGTAACGATTGTTGCGATTATAAATTAGAGGGTGGGGACGGAATACTTTTATACAATGACGAGAAAGCAACAAGAAACAACGAATGGGGCGAAGTCCAAATATTTGAACACTTTTCTAAAGGCGATATTGCTTACATGAGCAAAAAGTTTGGTGTTGATGTTTGGGTTGGTTGCGGTCAATTTGGGGATTGCACAGAAGAATTAATTGATACTGATGATTTGGTTGAGTTTGCAAAGGAGAGGTTAGCATAATGAAAAACAAGACTTACACATTTTACGAGGATCCTGGGCATGGCTGGTTGGCCGTGCCTTTAGGCAATTTAATTGAGTTAGGAATTGCTGACAAAATTACTGGCTACAGTTATTTGATTGGCGACATGGCTTACTTAGAAGAAGATTGGGATATGAGCGTTTTTCTTTTGGCTTTTAGAGAAAAATTTGGCAAGTTTCCAGATTTCAAACAAAAATATCAAGAGAATTGTCACATAAGATATTATCCAAACTATGACTACAAGGAGGTGGCGTAATGGCAATAAATAGAAACTTTAAGGATATTGAGGAGGCCAGGGACTTCATTCGTGAAACCCAAAAACAACTCAATCCTAGCAAGACTGTTATCAAAAAGAAAACAGTCAACATCGTTGTTGGCAACAAGAACGACTACGATCTTTTAAACCAAGGTTTGTTCGGCATGAAAAATGCCAAGTGGATCTATATTACACTTGAGGAGGTGGCGTGATGGGAACTACAGTAGATTTTATTAGAAGTAAAGATAGACCAAACCCTGCAAAGATGGCAGAAAAATCTTTAAACAGAGTAGATGGTTGGAAGGTTTTAGCTAGCAACAAAGAGTATGTTGGTAAAGACTTTGGTTTTTATAAGTATGCTGTTTATTCAGCTGTTGATACAGGTGACGAGGTATTTGGCTGTGTTTCAGTTATTGGCATAAAAAAATATCCTTATTCTTGGGATTATGAGGTATCAGAAAAAATCATCGGTGAAGATGAAGGTCCTTATTACTTTGGTGCAAACAGAAAGGTTTTGAGTCTTTTAACCTCAACAGATTCTAAGTATGCAAAAGAATGGAGAGATAAATGTTACGAGGAGGTGGCGTGATGGCGATATTTAAAACTGGAGATAAAGTAATTTGTAATGGAAACGATGAATCTATCATTTTGGATTACTATACAGACAAAATGGTCAATGTAAGACTTTGGAGAGGCCAAAGACATGTTGGCGATGTATGTGTCCATGAAGAAGAATTAATTTTAAAGGAGGTAGCATAGTGGCAATAGGTAAAATATACCTAGACATGGACGGAGTTTTAGCTGACTTTGTCACAGGCGTCCAGGGCCCAGACTTTCTTAACGGGCCTTTGTGGAACGAGCAAACTTACGATCATCGCAAGGTAGAGTTTACTAACAAAAGATTATTTAGAAACTTGCCTTACATGCCAGGCGCATTAGATCTAATAGCCTGGGTAAAAGATTCTGGCCTGCCCTGGGAGATCCTTACCTGCTCTGGTTTAATTAACAGGCCCTTGGTGGTTGCAGACAAGACTGAGTGGATCCGTCAATACGTTTGTCCAAACGTGGTTGTATCTTCTACTCTTAAAGGCAAAGACAAAAAAATATTTGCCAGACCCAATCATATTTTGGTTGATGATAAAAAATCTAATATCGAGCATTGGGAGGAGGCTGGCGGCACAGGTATATTGCACCAAGATCCGCAAGAAACGCTTGATATTTTAGACTCACTCCACTTGCTAAAGTAATTTCTTGAGTGTAGTATCTAATTAACAATAATTAATTAGCTTGATGAGGGGCGGCTTGCCGCTTTCCATTAATACAAACAAAGGAGTTCATAATGGCTAATCCACATTTTCAAAACCAAATACAATGGGCGGGTAACACCGTTGCAACCAAGGCAAAAAAAGATCTACCGATGTTTATGCCTTATCCTTCTGACCAAACACACTATGGTTATTTTAATGATTTTATGACTTACAATAGTGGTGATTGGACAATCACAACAACTGAGGATGGCACGGGATCCGCAACTGAGGTAATTACTTCTGGTGCTGGTGGTCAGTTTTTAATTACTAACGCGGCTGGCGATAACGACCATGACTTTTTTAACCTAAAAGGCGAGTCTTTTTTAATTACAGGTTCAAAGAGAGCTTATTTTTCAGCTAGATTTAAAGTAAGCGATGCTACACAATCTGACTTCGTTATGGGCCTACAAATTACCGATACTTCTCCATTAGCGGTTTCAGACGGTATTTTCTTCATTAAAGACGACGGTGATACAAACCTTGACTTTATTGTTGAAAAAGACAGCACATCAACAGATACAACTGCAATTCATACAATGGCAGACGATACTTTTGTTACTGTTGCTTTCTTTGTAGATCCAAATACAGCACTGGTTCAATATTCAGTCAACAACGCAGAGCCAGTCGGTGTTGTAAATACAAATCTACCAGATAACGAAGAATTAACTGTATCATTCGGTATTCAAAACGGTGCGGCCGCGGCCAAAACCATGACTATCGATTACATCACAGTTATCGTAGAGAGATAAAATGGCAGACGCAGTAACCTCTCAAACCATTCAAGATGGTGAAAGAACTGCTGTTTTGCGGTTCACTAATGTTTCAGATGGCACGGGTGAATCTGCTGTAAAAAAAGTAGACGTTTCTGCTTTAGGGTCAAACGCAAGAGGACAAGCATGCACAGAAGTCCATATTCAAAGAATATGGTGGTCTTGTGTAGGCATGTCGGTAAAGATTGATTTTGATGCTAGCACAAACGTATTAGCTATTGGTTTACCAGCCGATTCAACTGGCGATGAATATTACGATACATTCACCGCGATTCCAAATAATGCTGGTTCTGGTAAAACGGGAGATCTCGATTTTACTACTACTGGCCATTCTAGTGGCGACAGTTACATGATTGTTTTGGAGTTAATCAAGAAATACGACTAATCTATGGCAACTACCAAAGATGTCAAAAGATCAGCTAGCGGTAGGCTTTCCTACCGCGGCGAGTCTTTTCCTGGTTATAACAAACAAAAAAGAACACCTGGAGCCAACAAAAAGTTTGCTGTATTAGCTAAAAAAGGCGATCAAATTAAAATCGTAAGATACGGCGATCCTAAAATGTCAATCAAAAAAGATCAACCAGAAAGACGAAAATCTTTTCGGGCCAGGCATAATTGTGATGCCGTGCAAAAAAAGAAAGATGTTTTTACAGCGGGGTATTGGTCTTGTAAAAACTGGTAATAATTATGACAAAACAAAAAGTAAAAAAAGTTATTAAAGGCTTAAAAAAAGCAAGCAAATTACACGCTAGTCAAGCAAAAACCTTAGAAGGTATTAAATTTGGCAAGGGCGGCAGTGCAAAATCCAAAACACCAAGCAACGTAACCAAACCTGCGTTGTATTCACGCGTTAAAGCAGAGGCCAAAAGAAAGTTTGACGTTTATCCGTCTGCTTATGCTAATGCTTGGTTAGTTAAAACTTACAAAAAACGTGGTGGCGGATATAAAGGCGCTAAAAAAGCAGAGGGAGGCGAAGTAAGTAACAAAAACTTAAAACCAATACCAGCTGGCAACAAAGGTCTAGGCAAACTGCCGACTAAGGTTCGTAACAAAATGGGATTTATGAAAAACGGCGGTGCTGTAATGGTTCAAGCTAGAGGTTGTGGCGCAATTATGGATAGCAAACGCAAGCCTACAAGAGTTCCTAAAGGTTAAAAAACCATGGCTATAAGTAGAAGTAGCATTGGTAAATCTGTTAGCAAAGGATCCAAAAAGAAAAGAGATCCAAAGGTCGGCACTGGCAAAAAACCAAAAGGATCTGGTAGACGTTTATACACAGACGAAAACCCAAAAGATACTGTAAGTATTAAATTTAAGACTATGGCAGATGCAACAGCCACAGTTAATAAGGTAAAAAGAATTAAAAAACCTTTTGCTAGAAAAATACAAATATTAACCGTAGGCGAACAAAGGGCCAAGGTTATGGGTAAAACAGGTATAGCTAATGTTTTTAAAAGAGGCAAAGAACAAATAAGGAAAACCAGGAAAAAATAATGTCTTTAAAAGAATGGTTTGGTAAAGGCCCTAAAGGAGATTGGGTGGATATTGGTGCGCCTAAAAAAGACGGTAAATTTCAAGCATGTGGACGGGCCTCAACAAAAGGATCTAAAAGAAAATATCCTAAGTGCGTCCCTAGATCTAAAGCAAAAAGCATGTCAAAATCAGAAATAAAATCGGCGGTTAAAAGAAAACGTGCTAAAAAACAAGGGGTAGGTGGTAAGCCTACAAATGTTAAAACATTTGCCGCAAAAGGCGGTATAATTTCAAATAAGTCGAATATGGGTTTATTCGGCAGAACTTAGGAGTAAATATGAAACGTAAAATGAAAGCTAAAGGCATGAAAAAAGGCGGCAAAATGAAAGCTAAAGGCATGAAAAAAGGCGGCAAGATGAAGTCTAAAGGTTATGCTAAAGGTGGAAAGGCAGGTATTGGGAAACTAGGCGCAGGCATAAAAAAAATAGCCAATAAAAAAATGAAAGCCAAAGGCATGCGTAAAGGTGGCAAAATGATGTCAAAAGGCGGTGCCATGGGCGGCAAAATGAAAGCTAAAGGCAAAAAAACTAATGGTAGAGGTAATATAGGCCTTTACGGCAGAAAATAGTTTTTTTTAAAGTATTGTGGCGTACTTACATTCAAACGTACCCTATTTTAAATGTTGGGTAAGAAAAGAATACACTCATAACCATGAGGAATATCATGGTGAGTTTTTACATGCAATGGCCGTTGGTGTTACATCAATGCCATGTAGATGTCTAAGTTTCCAGGTTATTTTTACAGGCATAGCTCCAGAGGGTGAGCCAGAGGACACGGTTCATGGTGGTGCCATGTGGGCCAGGATGCCGATTACAGCTTTAGTCGGTGATACTGTTTTTGAAGAATGGCCAGAGCCTATGGCCGTGCATGATGCACAACCCTGGGATTGCTCATCCCATCATCATGCAGTTTATGTAATTGACAGGGCAACACCTTGTCCTTGGATAGCAAAGATAGACGGCGAGTTTTACCCAGCTAAATATATGTTTACAGTTGACTACACAGAAAGTGAGATTGCGGATGACCCCGCACAACATAAACAAAGTCACGTCATGGAGCTTTTAGATGCTGGTGAATGGACAGGAAACATAGTAGCTTTACCTAATAATCGTGTTCGGGTAACACATCCAGCATGGTTTACTCATGGAGAGGGTGCACCCGACTTCCGACCCTCTGCTCATATACATTACTCTAAATCTGATTTAGACTATACGCTAGACGTAAATCGAGTTTTTGATAACTTGTATAACGACACGGAGGATTAAATGGCAACGTCCAGTAGCAAAAATTTTGAACCAGATGTAGCAGAATACATAGAAGAGGCTTTTGAGCGTTGCGGTTTGGAATTAAGAACTGGCTACGATTTAAAAAGTGCTAATAGAAGTTTAAATTTGATGTTAGCTGAATGGGCCAACAGAGGTCTAAATCAGTGGACCATTCAAGAAAAAACAGTATCTATGGTGAAAGATACCAGAGAATACAACATTGATAGTACCAATGGTACGGCACCCATAGATGTATTAGACGTCTTTATACGCGAAACTGTGAGCTCTGAAACCACAGATTTGCCTATGACCAGGCTTAGTAGAGCAGAGTATTCGCATATTGTAAACAAATCATCTACAGGTAAACCAAATCAATTTTTCATAGATAAACAAATTACTCCAAAAATATCTGTTTGGCCGACTCCAGATAAGTCGAGCACTTATACCGTGGTTATGAATGTTTTGACCAGGATGGATGACTCAGATTCAGCAACTAACACCATGGAAGTCCCATTTCGGTTTTATCCATGCCTAACTGCTGGCCTTGCTTATTACATATCTATGAAAAGAGCACCCGAAAGAACTGCCATGCTAAAAAGCATGTATGAAGAAGAGTTCACCAGAGCCTTGTCGCAGGATGAGGATAGGGCCTCTTTTAGAATATCTCCAGATATTCGCAGTTATAACAACGCATAATGGCTTTTGCATCGGGTAAATTTGCTTACGGAATCTGTGACATAACAGGTTTTCGCTACAAATTAAAAGATATGAAAAGAACCTGGGACGGTTTATTGGTTGGCCCAGATCAGTTTGACCCAAAACATCCACAGTTAATGCCAAGACCTGTACCTCAAGATCCGCAGGCATTAAGAAATGCAAGACCAGAGGAAAAAGATGACAACAATTTTTTTGTTGTTTACACTAATGTAGGTGACGGCAAGTTAGGCGAGGAACTAACAACCTTTGGTATAACATCGGGCGTTGGCTCAGTAACGGTATCAATAACATGAGTTTTACATTAGCAACATTAAAAACAGCGGTTCAAGACTATTTACAAGTATCTGAATCTACTTTTACGTCACAATTAAATACATTTATAACCGAGGCAGAAGATCGAATATTTAGCCTGGTTCAATTACCAAAACAAAGAAAAAATGTTCAAGGCACGCTTACATCAAGTAATAGATTTTTGGCCACACCCACAGATTTTTATGCGCCATTTAGTTTGGCAATCATAAGCTCAAATACTTATGATTATTTAGATTTTAAACATTCATCTTTTATCAAAGAGTACGCACCAGGCTCCACCTCAACAGGACAGCCTAAATATTACTCTTTGTTTGATGATACAGCTTTTGAGGTTGCACCTGTACCCGACGCTAACTATACGGTAGAGTTGCATTATTTACATAAACCAGCATCTTTAACGAGCGGTAGTGACAGCGGTACAACATTTTTGTCTACGGATTATCCAGACGCATTGTTGTATGGCACGTTAGTAGAGGGGGCCATATTTCTAAAAGAGCCACTTGATGTCGTTACCCAATTTGAGGGGCGTTTCAAGGAGGCAGTCGCGAGGATCAAAACTATATCCGAAGGTAGAGGTACCAGGGATGAGTACAGATACGATCTATTACGCACTGGCGTAAATTAGTGGATGAAATAAAAAATAATCAAAAAAACCCAGACGAAAATTTAAAAGGTAAAACAGTAGCTATTGTTGGCTTAGGAATAAGCCAGGTAGATTTTGCTATTGGTTTACAAAACGGTAGAACGTGGGACGAGGTTTGGTGCATTAACTCAGCTGGCGCTACTTATCCATGCCATAAAATATTTATGTTGGATCCTGCCAGCAGATTTTTTGACACAGAAGATGCAGGTAAGCAAACCAATGTCATGCAACGTTTGTTATCAAAAACCACAACACCTATTTACACATGCGAGCTGGATGAAAGGTTAAAAAATCCAATAGTATTTCCCGTTGAAGAGGTTTGTAATGCCACTAAGTGTGCTTATCTAAACAACACCGTTGCTTATGCAATAGCTTTTGCATTGTGGAACCAAGTTGGCAGGATAGATCTATTTGGTATTGATTTTTCTTATAAAGAAAACATGCACTTTGCCGAGGCTGGACGCGCTTGCGTCGAGTTTTGGATTAGCAAATGTATGGAAAATGACATACTCGTAGGAATGAGCGGTAGATCTACAGTGTTAGATTCAAATGTACCTGCTACTGAAAAACTTTATGGTTTTCACAGATTAGAAAAACCCTTGGTCGCAATACCACATGAGGGTAAGTTTATAATTGGTCCTTATAATGAAATTAACGAAAGATTAGAAAAAGTGGGGCTGAAAATAAATGAAGATGTTGCACCTCCAGAGCCGTACAAAGGATGAGTGTAGATAGTCAATTTAAACTTGGAAACATATCTGTTCATGCGACACAGAATGAAGGTCACTCACCAGAATTTTGGGCCAAACAAGCAACAAAGAAAATTTGCGATTATTCTAACGAGGCACCAGAGCATATAAAACAACAGGCTCACGCTTTCCAAACTCAAGTTTATAATGTAATCTTACATAGTATTAAAAATGCAATTAAGTCGAAGAATACGACTTATGTAAATTTGTTAAAAAAACAAGGCCACAGTGACATGGCCGATATTATAAAGGAGCTTTAAATGGCTATTACATCGGCAATATGCACAAGTTTCAAACAAGAACTTTTGGTTGGAACACATAACTTTACTAATAGTAGCGGTAATTCTTTTAAATTGGCGTTATACACATCCTCGGCTACCTTGGGTGCTGGAACAACAGCTTATGTTACTACTGGAGAGGCATCTGGGACTAATTATACAGCCGCAGGCTCGGCGCTTACTAATGTGACTCCAGCAACATCTGGAACAACCGCTGTATGTGATTTTGCAGATTTAACTTTTACTAATGCTACCGTTACTGCTAGAGGTTGTTTAATATACAACGACACAAATAGTGATAAGGCTGTTTGTGCTATTGACTTTGGCGGTGATAAAACTAGCACGGCTGGTGATTTTACAATTGTATTCCCGAGCGCGACAGCTACAGGTGCGATTATAAGATTGGCTTAATTCTATTTTTAAAATGGTAGAATTTAGATATGCCGCTTACAAAAGTTAATTTCAGACCAGGAATCAATAAAGAGGAAACCGATTATTCTAATGAGGGTGGTTGGGTCGATGGCAACTTTATTCGGTTTAGAAAAGGTCGTGTTGAAAAAATTGGCGGCTGGGAAAAATACATAGATTCTACTCTTGTCGGTTCCCCTAGAGCTTTGCATGCTTGGATAGCTTTAGATGGCACTCAATATTTAGGCGTTGGAACTACAAACAAATATTATGTTGAAAATGGTAATGTCTATAACGATGTTACCCCTATCAGAAGATCCTCAACTAATTCAACAACTTTCGGGGCCACCAATGGATCCTCAACTATAACTGTCACTGAAACAGGTCATGGGGCAGTAAACGGAGATTTCGTGACTTTTTCAAGCGCAGTAAGTTTAGGTGGCAATGTTACTGCGGCTGTTTTAAACCAAGAATATCAAATAAATTTAGTTACGGGTGACAACACCTACGAAATAACTGCCAAAGATACGTCTGGCACCACGGTTACAGCCAATGCAAGCGATTCTGGGAACGGTGGATCTGCAACCGACGCAGTGTATCAAATTAACTCTGGACTAGATGTGTTTGTACCCAGCACGGGTTGGGGTGTTGGTACATGGGGTGCAGGAGCTTGGGGAGCGGCCACTGCATTGAGTGACACGAACAACCTTAGACTTTGGACACACGATAATTTCGGAGAAGATTTAATCATAAATCCAAGAAACGGCGGTATATTCAAATGGGATGAAAGCAACGGACTTTCAACTCGGGCAGTAGAATTATCTGGTATTTCTGGGGCCAACAAAGTTCCAACGAAAGCCTTACAAGTTATAACCTCAGAAACCGATAGGCATTTAATTGTTTTAGGCGCAGATCCACTTAGCGGTGGTTCAAGAACAGGAGCTATCGATCCTATGTTGGTGGCCTTTTCAGATCAAGAAAACGAATTAGAGTTTGAGCCTTTGAGCACTAACTCAGCTGGATCTTTGCGATTATCAAGCGGTTCTTCTATCATTGCTGGTATTAAATCAAGGCAAGAGGTTTTGATTTGGACTGATACATCCATTTATAGCATGCAGTTTATCGGCCCGCCATTAACTTTTGCCATGAATTTAATCAACGAAGGCGCTGGTCTTATTGGCCCGAAAGCAGTGGTCAATGCACCGAATGGTGTTTTCTTTATGTCTAAAAACGCCTTTTACTTTTACAACGGATCGATTAAAAAGTTAAATTGCAGTGTGCAAGATTATGTGTTTGGTGATCTAAACGTGGATCAGTCTTTTAAATGTTTTGCTGGTTTAAATGAAGAGTTTTCCGAAATATGGTTTTTCTATCCATCAAAAACAGACAGCACCAATGAAATATCAAGATATGTAATTTACAATTACGAGGAAGATTCCTGGAGCATTGGATCCTTAGAAAGATATGCTTGGTTAAATCCAGGTATTAATGAAAAACCTTTGGCCGCAGGTGAAACCTCATCAACCAAGGTTATTTATCAACATGAAACAGGTGCCAACGATGATACAAGCTCCATGGATGGTGTTTTTATTGAATCAGCTGATATAGATATAACAGATGGCGATAATTTTCTATTTTTGAAAAAAATTATCCCCGATATACTTTTCCAAACCGAAATAGGAACAAGTCCAGATCCAGCTTTAAACGTAGTGGTAAAACGACGAGATTTTAATAGTGAAAGCCTTACCACTGACTCAACCACACAAATAAAAAACAGCTCTACTTTTTCGAGTTTGCGAACAAGAACCAGGCAATTTGTTTTACGATTCGAGTCAGATGATGACAACACAGAGGCAGATAGAAAAGATTTTAAATGGAGATTGGGTAATACCCGTGTAGATATACAACAATCTGGACGTAGATAATGGCTAAATTACTGCCAACCCGACTTCCGCAGGCTCAAGGAACAGAAGTTTCGGTTGATACGTTCAACAGGCTTGTTAGAATATTAGAGTTAAACCTGGGCGCGGAGGATCCAGATGTCATTCGGAGCTACACAAATACAGAGCTTGGCGAATTGCAATTCGCAACAGGCTCTATTATATTTAACAGTACGACAGAGGTTCATCAAGGCTTTGATGGCACTGAGTTTAGGAATCTCTACGAACACCAGACATACCCTACTGGTTTGTCTGCAACAGCGAGCATAGGAGCTGTAACAGTAACGATAGGATAGATATGGCAATTAGCGAAGATTTACAGAGAAGAATTAATAGTTTAACGCAAGGAAATATAGATCCAGGTTTTTTTGCAAAACTACCAGAACTTACGCCAGAACAATCTGCCGCTATGCAGAGATCAGCTGAAATGATGCAAGTAACTCCAGAAAATATGCAACCCTTAACACCAGAGCAAAAAGCATACCAAAACAGATTTTTAGTGATGCCTCAAGGTCAAATGACCAATGAAGAAACTGCAATCATGGAAATTGCTAAAGAGGCTGAAATGTCTACAGACCCCGAAGAAAGAGAGGGTTTACTGGCTATGATGGAAAAATTGCAAGCGCAAGCCATGGCACCTATGGGTGAGTTAGCTCAAGAGTTAGCACAAATGGGTGGTGGTGAAGATACAGCCTTGGCCCATGTTAGACCAGGTGAAGTGGTCGTCCCTCCAGAAATCATAGAAGATCCAGAAGTAGAAAGTTTATTAGAAAGCAAGTTTAGCCAAATGGGTATAAACCCCGAAGAGGCGGTTGTCGGTGTCGGTATAGCAAGTCTTAACCCAAACACAGGTTTAGAGCAATTTGGTTTCTTTAAAAAGATTGGTAAAAAATTAAAGAAAGTTGTTAAAAAGGTAGCGCCGATCGCGGCCTTTATACCTGGAGTCGGAACCGCTTTAGGTGGTGTGCTTGGTGGAATCGGTGGATTAGCCACTAAAATACCAGGCATCGGTGGTGCTTTAGGCGAGTTCGGTAGCACCATAGCTGGCGGTATCGCAAAAGCTGGTATTCCAGGAATTTCATCTATAGCAGGCGGAACCAGTGGTGGTTTCGGTGGCATCATGGATGCACTGACCACTAAATCTGGTTTACTCGGTGGTGGTATGTTCGGCGAAACAGGATCTTCTTATTTTGGTGGCCCAGAGGCAGGCAAAGGTTTGGCCAATAGATTTGGCTTGGGTAGCGGAACAGCTGGACAGGTTGAGGCTTATCAAAAAGCACAACGCGCTCAAACTGTTTTGGATGCTTTGTCACCAGAGCAATTGGCGGCAATGGACCCAGCAGATTTAGAATTAATTAAACAGACTGCCGCAGGCGGAAGTGGAACAGGTATTGGTAGCAACATAAGAAGTATTTTTGGTGGCGGATCTGGCGGTATCGGCGGAATACTTGGCAGTGGGTCGGGCACTGGAATAGGTGGAGGCGGTTTTGGAGACATGTTAAAAATGGGTGGTATTGGAGCCTTGGCCGCAGGACTTGGCAAGTTAGCTTATGATGAGGCCAAAGATCAAAAAGGCGTGCCTTTAACTCCATTAACAACCATGGACGCTACAGGCAGATACAACATAGAGGCCGAGATAGCCAGAAGAATGGGCCAACAAGCACCGAATCCTGTTGAGTTTGGTTTATTACCCGAAGGGACTTTACCAGAGTTATCTGGTGGTAAACCAAGAGGCATGTATGGCGGTGGTATGGTAATGCCAATGGCTTACGCCGAAGGCGGTAATGTGGCCATGGAAGATTTTGAAAGAATGAATGGCCGTATTGATGGCCCAGGGACAGAAACAAGTGATGACATACCAGCCATGTTAAGTGACGGCGAGTTTGTAATGACAGGCCAAGCAGTCCGTGGAGCGGGAAGTTTTGACATGCAAAATAACAGCGGCATAGTCACATTGACACCCAACGGTTCACCCGACAGAGAAAACGGCACTGATTTAATGTATCAACTTATGGAGGTATTCAGCGGACAAGCACGTCCGTCGGCATAACATGGAACCAAGATTTAGACTTCCAAAAAACATTTTAAACGGCATTGGCCAAATACCGCGTTTTAATTTAGATTTTACAAAATTGTCAAAGCTACCAACTCCAGGTTTTATACCTAAAGGCATGAGTGAAAAATTTGCTCAACAATTAAAAGGTAAAGGAATAGATTTAGCAGATAAAAATTACTTGTATCAACCAAAGATCAATCTAGGGGCTGGTAGCAGAGAAAGATTCATTTCTATGCCACAACCAGTCAGTCCAACAACTTTGCCCAAGAACATGGGTATGCCTAGTCCTAGAGATCTTCCTTCAACGCCAGACCCAGTTCGATCATACATAGATGTAGATGAAAACTTACAATTTGGCGATATGCCAATAACAACTATGCCAGTTTTTCGTGGAGATCCAGTACCTTTTGTTCCGCCTGTACAAACTACCGCGCCTGCACCTGCACCGTCCCCAGCACCACAACCTGTAACACAAACAGGCGGCGACGCTCCTTTTGCGGCTGGCATTAGAAGAATAGAAACAGGACTAGATCCACTAACCAAACAATTATTATTCGGTTTAGACGGTAGAGGCGGATTTATACCAGGGGCCATGAGAGCCGCTGAGAAGGTATTTTTTGACGAACAAGGCCAACCTGTCGTTATTGAAGAACAAGTAGCAGGATTAACGCCAGATCAACTTAGAGCGCAGGAATTAGCCAGAGAAGGCATTGGCATACAAGATAGATTTATAGGTGACGCCGAACAAGCATTTAGAACTGGAGTCGGTGCATTAGACGTTGGTTTAGAAAGGGCCAGAGGATTAGGTCAAGCAGGTCTAGGTGCAACTACAGCAGGTCTTGGTAGTCTTTTATCTGGAATCGGTGAGTCCGAAGGACTGATTCGCGGTACGCTCGGTGCCTACGATCCAAGAATGACAGGACAATTCTACAATCCGTTTGAACAACAAGTGGTTCAACAAACCATAAGCGATATTATGGAACAAGGCGATAAACAAGATATGTTGGCCAGGGCCCAGGATATTGCTAGAGGTGGTGAATCTGCGTTTGGATCCAGAGCACGATTAGGCGCCGCAGAACGCCGTGAGGCGCTTGGAAGGGGTTTAGGTGAGGCTATCAGTGGAATACGCGCAGGCGGGTTCGGTGAGGCTCAGAGACTAGGTTTAGGTGAGTTTGCCAGACAACAACAAGCCGCAAGAACAGCGGCAGGTAGTTTAGCTAATTTAGCAGGATCAAGAATGGCAGGACAGCAACAATTAGCTGGGGCCTTAAGTGGACTCGGTAATTTAGAATCACAAATCGGTCAACAAAGACAACAATCACAGTTTGGCTTGGCAGGTAATTTATCTGGACTCGGCACTCAAGCACAGGCCGCTAGAGCCGCCGACGTACAACAATTAGCTGGATTTGGTTTACAACAGCAAGCATTAGAGCAACAAAGATTAGATGCACAAAGACGTAATCAATTACAAGCTCAACAAGCACCATTGGCTCAATATCAATCATTGGCTCCGTTTGTGAGTATGGCTCCAGCTGGACAGTTCCAAACAACCACAGACTTTACGCAAGCGCCTAGTCCCATGCAAGCGGCACTAACAACAGGTCTTGGGGCATTTGGCGCTATCGGTAACATGTTTAATCAACAAAGAGCGGTTTAATGGCAGATCCAACTAATGAATACATAGACATGCTAAGACAAAGAGCGGATGCTTTTGACTTTGATAAAGAACAACAAAAATATGAGGATAGGTTGCAAAAATTTGTTGCACCTCCCAAAAAATATGGGATCTTTGATTTAGCAACAGCATTATCTCAAGGTCTTGGAGCACAACAACAAGGCCCAGGACCAGATATGATTGGCGCTGGTTTGGCCATGGGTTTTAACCAAGCATCTGCGGAAATGAAAAGCAATCAACAAGCCTACGATCAACAAAAAATGGAAATAGGATTGCAAGCCGCAAAAATAGCTTTACAGAATGAACAACAAGCAAATGAATACTTGGATAAAACTTTGTACGAGTTAGCTAAAGATTCCGTTGGTGGAGGCGGTGATACAGCTGATATTTCAAATTTTAAATTTAGGCAAGGATTAGATGAAGAAGGTGCTAAATTGTGGGACACCATGAAAAACCAAGACCCTTTATCATTATATCTTTTGGAGCAGGCAAAAAGAAAAGGCGGTGCTCCAGGTGGCGTTGATTTAACAACATTAGAAGAAGAGGTTGATAAAAATTTTGGCAAGATAGCAAGTGAATATATTTTAAAAGGTGCGCCGCAAATAGCGGCTAACCTATCTAATCTTAAAGAAAAAATTGAAATACTTGAGGCAGGCGAACTCAATGTTTCTGGGCCAATTACAGGATTACTTGGGGATGCCGCAAAAGGTATTTTTATGCCAGAGGCCGCATCTTTTTTGAGTGATATAAGGGATGTAATTTTTCAATCATTAAAAGAAAAATTAGGAGCACAATTTACAGAAAGAGAGGGCGATAGATTGGTCGCCGCCGCTTTTAACCCATATTTGGATGAATCACTAAATGTTGCAAGATTACAAAGGCTGTATGCAACTATAGAAGAGGCCGCACGAGCAAAACAAAACGCTATTACTTATTTTCAAGAAAACGGAACAATCAAAGGCTATGATATACCAGTGTTGGATTTTAACACTTTGTTAGATACTGTTTCCAAAGAATCTGATTTTGAAAACATGACCGATGAGCAAATAGAGTTATATTACGAAAACGCAGATCCCCTCGAGCAAGAAAAGATTTTAAACTTTCTTAGAAAAAGAGGTCAATAAATGTCTTTGTTAGAAAGATTAGAGGCTAAAAAAAAAGACAACGGCGCACAAGAGGATGAATCTTTAACAGGCGGCGAGGTTTTAACACAAGCAATACAAAACATACCTTCAAGCGCAGGACAATTAGTTTCTGACATCACAATGCCAATTCGGCACCCAATAATGACAGCACAATCATTAGCAAGTCTAGGTAGAGGCATTTACCAACTTACAACACCAGGAGAACAACCCGACGAGGCTACAGCAAAAGCTGTCGGTAAATTTTTTGCAGATCGTTATGGAACATTTGAGGGTTTTAAAAAGTCTTTCGCGCAAGATCCATTGGGTATTTTAAGTGATATTTCTGTGGTTTTTACAGGCGGGGCCGCGGCCGCGGCAAAAGTTCCAGGGGTAGCTGGAAGAACCACAGCAACTATTTCTAAGGTTGGTGATGTCATAGATCCAGTTTTAGGCGGAGCAAAATTAATCGGAGCAACTGCAAAAGGTGTGGGTAATGTTGCTACTCCATTGTTAGGATTAACAACAGGAGCAGGCGCAGACGCAATATCAACTGCTGTAAAAGCAGGTGCATCGGGTCCAGAGGCACAAAAATTATTTTTAGAAAATATGCGAGGTCAAGTTTCACCAGATGAAATTGTGCCAAAAGCGTTACAAGCAATGAAAGATTTGTCTGGACAAAAAACCAAAGATTTTAAAAGCAGTAAAAAGCAATTAGCGTTAGAAAGCACGCCAATAGTTTTTACTAAAATTACGGACAAAATAGCCGACTTTGAAAAATCAAAAATGTTTGAAGGCATGTCTGAATTATCGGCTAAAGCGCAAGATAAACTAAATAATATTAAAAAAATTGTAGCTGAGTTTGAGGCCAATCCAAAACTTCATAATGCAAAAGGTTTAGACATACTTAAAAGAAGAATCGACGCTGAATACCCAACAGGTATTAATGTTGGCGATGCGGGCATGGTTGTAACTGATATAAGAAATTCAATTAAATCGCAAATTCTTAAAGAAGTTCCAGAGTATGGCAAGGTAATGAAGGATTACGAATTAGCAATCAATTTAGAAAAACAATTTAGATCTGAATTATCTTTGGGTAGAAATGCTAATGCTGGAACCACATTAAGAAAACTTCAATCTGCAATGCGTAATAATGTTAATACTTCTTACGGTAACAGATTGAACATGCTTAACATGTTAGATCCAAGTTTGGTCACAGAAATTGGAGGCCAAGCATTGAATGCTATTACTCCAAGAGGTTTACAGGGTTTGACTGCTGGAGCTATGGCTGGTTATGGTGGGTTTTTTAATCCTGCCGCTCTGGCTGGATTGCCTCTTCAATCTCCACGTTTAGTCGGAGAAACAGCATTTAAAATAGGTCAACTGCAAAAATCTTTACAGCCTTTAAAAAGCAGGACAGCTTTACAAACGGCTAGGTCCGCAAGATTGTTTGGAGAGTTTCAAAGAGCAACAGATACGGACGATCAAGCTGAATTGCTTAGACTGTTGTTAAAAAATCCAGACCTGGAAGATAGCACAGAAAGTTTTAAGAGCAATGAGATAAATGATCTAAAAGGAGACGCTTTGCAGTTAAAAGATCAATTCGGTGATGACGATGATGATACAGATGTTTTAAGTTTGGCCGAAGGCGGTGATGTATCTATGACAACAAACAATATTGTAAATGATATATTGCTTTCGTATAGATCTGCATTTAGTCCAGGGGAATTACAAACCGAGCCATTAAAGAAACAAGTTATGTCTATGTTGAGAATTGAAAATGATTTAGAAAATCCAAAGTTTCAAGATCAAATATACAAAGAAATACAAACATATAGAAATAGACTACAAGCTGACATGAGAAAAAGTAATTCTAATGAAATGGACTCTTTAAAAAAAATGCAAAATTTATTAGATCAATCTCTAAATAAAAACATTGAAGATGGTTTTGCTACTGGCGATGAAATGATTATTGACCAATTAAAATATGCACCAAATTTATATCAGAATTTTGTTGATTTTAACAACGAAGATGATGCTATTGATACAAAAGAAAAAATAGCAAATAAAATACTACAACAGATAGAAAACAATGATTACACGCCGAAAAATGTAGTCAATCTTATGTTTGCTCACAAACAGTTTGCTCCTAATCAAACCATGCCTACTTTAATAAATAAATTACAAAGCACTTTGCCAGAGGACAAATTTGTTGACGTTAAAGATATTTTGAAAGACGGAATTATTAGCAAGGCATTTAGTGTGAGTAAACAACAAAGCAACATTGCAGAAAATTTTTCTAATGTGATGAACGGGCAAAAAGAAATTGTAGATGCTTTGTTTTCACCAATAGAAGTCGCAAGACTAAAAGGGTTTAAAAAAAATGTTTTGCCAGGTTTAAATAAAGAAATTAAGGATAATCCAGAAAATATTAACAATATTATGATTTCAGCTTTGGCCAAAAAAGACTTATTAAATTTTGCAAAGCCTATAGCGGATGATAGTTCGTTAGACATAGCAAGACAAACTTTACAACGTTTTCAAGAGCCTCTTGTGACGAAAGATCCAAGCCTAGAAATAGACGTTGACGAAGGCTTACAACTAGAGGCTATGCCTATGCAAATGCCTATTGAAAACATAGATCCACAAATGGGATCACAAAACTTACAAACATCTATTAGTAATTTTGCGATGCCATCAATAGAGCAACCTTTATTTGCGCAACCAAGATCAGAATTATCTTTGCCACAAATAATTTCACCCACAATATTACCCGACGAGTTAGATCGTGAGATCGCTATGAGGGAAAGTGGTATTGCTGGTTTAGGGTAAAAGAGCGTTCTGTCGCAAACTACGCTCTAAAGTTCTGGAGGGTAGGCTTGAAAAATTTATGAGAAAAGTGCCTAGCCGCGACTAATCTTGTGACTCTGTTGCCTGGATCATGGCCCCAACTACTTCATAGTCTAACTCATAACCCATGTGAGATTTTCCATTTAATTTAACTTCTAAGTTACGAGATATTAACCTTAACAACGCCGCTTGTTGATGTAGCGTTAGTCGGCTGAATAACTCTATAACCTCTGGTGCCTCAAGCACTGGCTTATATGATTGTGGCGTGGTTTTTTTAGCCATGATGTTTTTAAGCATTAAAGTTTAAACAACGCCTCTGTATTCTTCTTCGGTATGAGCCTCAAGTCTTTTTAATCTTGCATACTCATTTTCGATAAGAACCTTAAGCTGGTCAATTTTAGATCTTCTTTCCATGTCGCAAATCTTTTGCAAAAGATCGTATGTTGACACATCAACTGCTAAACTTTTCCTGGTTTTATTGTCTTTAATATCTTGTTCCATGAGGGGATTGTATACGCTTTTGCACAAATATACAATTAAATATTAAAAAATGTATGATAAAATAATTTTCAATGTATCAACTAAAAAACTACCTTCTTAGCATGCAATCTCACTGGATGATAAACCAGGCGACTTATGATGCGGTCCAAGAAACAATACCCATAGTGGCCAAGTACCATGCCGACGCTGGAACAGAGAAAATGGCAAAGACACCAATCCATGGTATGGCCAAGAAAATATATCCAGACGTTTATAAGATTCCATTATTTCGCAGGCAGTTTTGTAAGCTCCTGGTCAAAGAAATTGATAGCATGCGAAAAGAGATAGGGTTTGAGGGCAACAAGGATGAAGATACTTTGCGGCAGATCCCAGAGATTGTATTGAAACAACAATGTCCAGAGCTTTATCGGAACATGTGGTTTGTGGCCCAGACAGTATTAAACCCAATCTTTATGGCAATCTGGCAGAGGAGCTGTGGAGATCCAGCAAGTATACAGATTGCTAACTACAACCTAAAAGATAAAAAGCAGGGAGCCTGGCACCACGACGAAAGCGCAGATATAAGTGTGGTGGTTCCGCTTAACACAGGAGATTATGAAGGCGGCGGGACCGAGTTTCATAATCATGGGGCCATCAAACCTTTGCCAACGGGCCATGCTTTAATCTTTCCTAGCTTTACACAGTTACACAAAGGTTTGCCAGTAGGATCTGGTGATAGATATTTATTAGTCTTTTGGTTGTGCAACAAAGACCGCATTTTCAACCTATATCAAGACCTTTTCTAAAATTTCATAAATATACAAATTTGCATAAATGTATACATTATGTTATAATGGGTTTGGGTCGAGGTTTTATAAGAATATGAAATCGCCCATTTTCATGGAGAAAAATTTATGGAAAAACCAACAAAAGGTGAGATGGCAAAAGTAACCTTTAGCACTCTGGAGAGGATTTTAGATTACTGCGATTGCTGTCAACAGTTAGGTGAGCAACAGGTGGGTAAATACAAAACCCATCGTAGCATACCTATCGATACCTGGTTATGTGTGCACCACATCGAGGGCCACGCCGAAAAAGGTGAGCTGGTCATTTGTGCTGATTGCATGTTAGATGCACAGAAAGAAGGCATTAAAGTTATTCACAATGGTGAAAAGCTAAATGCTGAAACTTCTGGGATGCAGTATTTTAGAAAGGTCCCAGAAGAGTCTAACTCTTAGCTAATAACCAGAGCCGAAAGACCCTCCGCAATGGAGGGTTTTTTTTAATATAGATCTCCAAGTTCCACAACCTGTGGGCCCTCTAAGTTAAACGGTTTAAAGTCGCCAGACTTCTCGCACTCTAATATCATGGCAAGGGCCTGTTCGTTCTTGGCTCTTGCATATCCGATTGCCTCGGTGGACATGGAGTAAACCGCATAAGGGTATGGATCTGTTTTGGCCTGGGCCAGAAACTTAAATGTACCTGCTGGTAAATCTAAAGCCTTACAAGCATCTAAATATAAAGCGGCCTGCATGTGGTACTTAAAATTATTGATCGCTTGTTTAAAACCTCTGGGTGATGCGTCACGGCATGTTTTGAGATCCCAAACATCTTGGCCGTCATACCAATCCATTCGACATTTAAACTGTTGGCCGTGCCACATAAAAGCAAGTGAACGTTCCACTTTGTGTTCTGGTTTGGGTATGTAATCTTTGATGATACCTCGGCGCTCCATGCAAAGGTCGTAAAGATCTTGAGTTATAACCGTGCGGTTGCCAACGGTTCCTAAAAAATCTTCATAGGTTTCTTTACCCACTTTTGTTCTGCGATCGATGTTTGGTTGAATCACAAACTCATCATCAAATTTATGATGCTCCAGGAATACGGTGTGTTGGACCCGACCTTCCAGCAAAGCTGGAGTCTGTTGCATTGGTTTTGCATGTTTCCAGCTGTACGGACATTTAATGGCCGAGGTTAGATCGTGAGATCTATAAGCTGGGATGCTTGCATATTCTTCGTAAGTTAAATCGTCATATATTCCTATTTCAAACTCCACTTTGAGCCTCCTGTATTTCTTCGGGTGTTAGGTTAAAACAATTAAGATTGCCAGCCACGGTACGTCTTTCTCCTGGGCCAAAAAAAGGATAGACACAATGTTGCATCCAGGACGGAAACATAAGTAGCTTGCCAACCTCGGGTTTGATGTATCTGGATTGCGATGGCCGCAAACGTTCTGGATCTGAGGTTTGGTTTAAACCATAAGTAAAATTAATAAAACCATCAATGGCACCAGAGCTATTATATAAATCATAATGTAATTTTTCTTCTTCTCCAGGTTTGGTTATTTGATCTGGCACTTTGGTCCAACAAGTAAAAGATATACCCATGGGTGATTTGGTTAAGTGATCGTGAATCGGATTGTAGTCACCCTCGTAGCTATGCACCGACCAAAGCTGATCCATTTCTATTTTTTTGGGATGTATTTGGGATTTGGTAAACTCAACAAAATGTCTAATGTAACTAACGCCTAAATTTTCTACCACTTGTCTAAACTCAAGAACTTCTGGTTTAGTAAAGTCAATTATTAATTGTTCGCCTTGATGTATCTGGCCAATCAATTTATCGCCAGCAGATTTTTTGTTTTTATCTTCTCTTAATTTGTCCAAGTGATTGTTCAGATCATCAACCATTTTGTCTGACATATCGTGTTCGACCATAAGGGCCGCTGGCAAAGAAAAAACGTTGTAATGAATGTCGGTCAAAATTCTATGGGTTTATTTTCTGCGTCGGCCTCAACCTGTTCGATGGTCCATAGATCTTCTTCTGTGGTTCTATCATGTTCGCTTAGTGCAATAATTGCATAATGCAAAACTTTCATAAGATCTTTGCGGTGATCTGCTTGATGACCTTTGCGACCATATCGTTGTGCATACTTAAGTATGTTGCCAATAGAAAAACCTATGCCGTGACCGCAGTCTGATATAAATTCTGTGGATTGAAATTTGTTTTTGGAATAATGTCCACTGTAAGTGGAGTCAATATAATCCTTAAGCTCCTGGATTAAATTCCCTTCATTAAACCTGTAATTAACTTTATTTTCCATAACTTCTCCTTAAAAGGTGTGGGTGGCTTGTGTGAATTGGAAGGTTAAGCCACCCACTTAGCACTTTAGATGCTAAAACGGTATGTTAGGTTCGTCGTCTTTATCCTCGTCTGGTTTGGCCAGATCAGCCAGTCCAGGTTCAGCAGGTTTGGTTTCTACTTTCTCACCATCTTCTACAGCGGCTTGATATTCAAAACTTTTTTCAATTTCCATCTGAAGATAGGTTGGCAGTTGATCGTAGATGTCTACCATGGCCTTGGACTTCTCACCCATGTTGCCATTGAATTCGTCACAATAATCTTCAATGTCGAAAGTTGTTTGTGGATTCACGGTCGCTACTTTTTGCACGCCGCCATCTGGACGTGATAGTTTGAGGATCTTGGCGTTGCCGCCAGGACCATAATCGCTTGGTGCGGTATGGCCAACTTCTATTCTGGCTGTCATTCCCACCAGGACACCAACATCAAAACCTTCGAGTTCTTCTTCGGTAAAAGTTTTATCTCTCCAGTTTTCTAAATCTTTTCTCAGCGTTGCGGCCTCGAATAAAGATGCAGTGTAAGTCTTACCAACACCAAAAGGTCTTTCGTCTTGCATGACGATTTCGTTGTCGGCTGGATCTACAGCTTTGGTGATTTCAAAGTCCAGGCGTATTCTTTTTTTCTTACTAACCTGGCCCTTGTATTCTTGTTCACTGGTTCCAAGATCTACGATTCTGAAACAAGTCCCTTCATATTTACCTGGTTGCAGTTTTGGAAAATCCTCTCCGCCCCCAGACGCATTTACAGTTAAGCTCATAATTTTCTCCTATAATGTGTTTGCTTATTTAGATAAATTAATATAGGATTGTATACACTTTTATATATAAAGCAAGACCAATAGGAAAAATTTGTGGCACTAAAGATAACCCGACCCAGCAAACCAAAGAATTTTAACACACCTTTTACAACAGATTATCAATACCAGTTTAGTCAATTTCTGGCTGAACATGGATTGGAACCAGACCCAAAAAAGGGTTTGATCGCCGACGGGTCTATTGGTCGGGCATATATAAATGTCGGCGGTCAAAGAAAGTTGGTGGGTTGGTATCAGTTGTGGACCGATCAGTCGGTGCCGTTTGGCCGATTGGGTGACTATCGTGTCTCAGCTGACCAACCCACGGCTATCTGGAAACCCGAGAACTCACAACGTAGACGGATAACCAAGAAACAAAAAGAAGAGATAGCCGAGCTCCAGAAACAAGCAGAGGTCAAACAGGCCGAGAAGTATTCACGCTCTGCCAAACGCGCTCAGAGCCTCTGGGAGAAAGCCACACCCTGTGAGAAACACCCTTACCTAGAGAACAAGAAAGTCCTCTCCTACGGCCTTAGAATGGACGAGCACAATAACCTAATGATTCCGCTGTACGACAAGCAAATGACGATCGTGGGGATCCAGTACATCGATGAACATGGAGGCAAACGTTTTCTTACTGGTTCTAAAAAAAGCGGTAGCTTTTTTATTCTTGGATCGGAGATCCTTAAAAGCTCAGACATCCTTAACTACGCCGAGGGATATGCCACAGCGGCATCCATATACGCTGACTACTCACAGCCAGTTATCGTGGCATTTGATGCTTACAACCTAACACCTGTCGCAGAAGTTATGTTTGAGTTCTTCGCTGACCGCAAGCATGTGTTCGTCGCCGATAATGACGACAGTCAAACAGGTGAGAAGGAGGCGACCAAAGCCTGTCAATACATTCGCAAGAATAAGGGCCAGGCAGAAGTGCTTATGCCAGAGACTAAAGGAGATTACAACGACCACAAGAATGAGCTCGAAGAGATCGAGTCCGTTGAAGGTGAAGTCATCCCCGCGCTCAAAAAATTAGACCTACCGACTGAGTATGACTTTCAGCGCAATGCAAGCGGTAGATTTCTCAACACCAAGGATAATATTAATGGGGTGTTGAAAACACATGAGGTGGATGTGCGCTACAACGTGATTAAGAAACGCATGGAAATAGAGATACCCAACATGAAGTTTATCGCTGACATGAAAGAAGAGGCCAGCCTCATTGAGATCGAAGATCGGTGCATTAACATGGGGATCCCGCACACCAAGGTTAGGGACTATTTAAAAGTCTTGGCCAAAGAATACAATCCTGTCAAAGAGTGGATCGACAGCGAACCCTGGGACGGCAATGATAGATTGCAGGCCTTCCTTAATTCTTTGGTTACGCATGAGTCAAACCAGTTAAAAGAAATGCTAATGAAGAAGTGGCTGATAAGTTGTGTGGCCGCCGCATATGAGGTCAATGGCGTTGAACTCGAAGGCATCC